ATGTTTGAAAATAATTTTATTAAACTAGCGGTTGTTAGTTTTCTTCTATTCCTTGGAATATTTATTGTAAATCGTAATAATCATGGGGATTGGAATTTTAAAACGTATCCAATTCTGAGCTATTTAAATACTGATTTGACACCAGTAGTTACTCCCATGATGTGGATGGCTCTACTTATATCTATAATAGCGGTTACCTTTTATTTAATGTCCAGATTTAAATAAAAGATATTTGTAAACCACAAAATGCAAAATGTGGTTCACAAACTATTTTGTGTTTCATTGGTGGATAGCAAATTCTATTTGCTGAGCTTCTCGCATTGATCGCCAAGATTATTTTCAGAGCAAAGCTCAGCCCTTAGAACCAGATAATCATTTAACATATTCCACGCTGGGCTAGTTGCTGGCACAGTCTTCATATCAGAAGCCGCCTCCTGATATTCTGAAGGTGTAAGGTATTTTGGCGTTGGCATGTACTTATTTTCGATTGCGTGAGAGCAACCAGCCAGAAGTACAGCACATGACAAAGAGAGAAGAATTTTAAACATTCGCTTGGCCTTTGCTTTCTAAGTAAGAGAGGATTTCATCTTTTGTTTTTGGAATGCCTCGTGCAGCGTTTTCTGCTTCTTTCTGTGTTGTTTGAAAGGATTTTGCTGCGCTGTTCTGAGCGCTTTCTGCACCGAGCCGAAACCCTGCAAGAAAGAGTGCCATGCCAGCGCCAACTTTTTCTGTTGTCTGAATTGTGTCAGCTACTGCCTTCACAGCAGCAGGGACATCATAAGGGCCTGAGATTTCAACCATTTGTTATTCTCGATATGAACAATTGAATAATGCTCAACAGTTCGGAATTTCCGAAATGTTGGCCAACTATCCGGAAATTCCAGAGAGTTCAATTTATTGGTGGGTTATTGATTTCGAAGGGGTTCTCATAAAGAAAACCCCTGAAAGCTCTTAAAAAGTTGTTGATAGCTTGTTGATTAAGCTTCTTTTTTCTTTAGAGCTGCGATGACTTGCTGAGTTCCAGCTTCAAGAGAAAGCAGACCGTCATTGACTTTCGAAAGGCCATTTTCTAAAGCCTGCACATCAAGCTTATCTTTTGAAAGATCAAAGAGTGCACTGATGATGGGGGATGCAATAGTGCCAGCAAGACGGATTTTTGCTTTAACAGCAGCTGACTCAGAGCTGGAAAGATTTTCAAAAATGTCTTCAACCTGAGAAATCAATGTAGAGGCTGTTGCGTTCTCAGATGCTGCTGGTGTTGCATCAAGTTTTGTTTCGCTGAAGGCGAGTGGATTGGCGTTTGTATTCATATTATTAAGTTCCTTCATTTCTTTGAGGATTTTTAAAACTGTCATTAAAGACAAGGAATTTGCTGGCTTTCTGCATTGCAGTCCTGACAGCGAGGAATTGGACAAAGAAAAAGCCCCAGGAGTGGGGCTTTCTAAAAAGGGGATTTGGTGTTGTTTCGAGGCGGTTGTTTAAGCAGTGCTTTTTGCTTGATCTGATGCACAAGCAGAGGTGCAACAATTTCAAGGATTTTGTGAGCGAGGGGACTGTTTTCTGGAATGAGACCGCCAATTCCCATTATGATCAGCATTGTTGCTGTGCCTTCATCTATCAGGTTGCAATAAACGCCTGAAACTGCTCCAAGAATGAGGCCAAGACCGAGATATGTACTTCGTTGGTGTAAAATTTTAAGCATTGATTACCTCTTTAAATAGAGGAATGTTGCGCTCTACATCGGCTTTTCCGAGGGCGGTGTTGTAATATCGTTTATGGTATTCAGCGAGTGCCTGTGCATCGGTTGCTGATGGCAAGCTTTCTTTAATCCGCAGATAAAATACTCTGCACATTGCCGCAGCATAGCTGAGATTGCCAATCATCTGACATGCTCTTGGCATCGTGCGTGTTATGAAATAACCGCCACAGGCAATCTTTTGCATTTTGATAAATAATGCTTCTCTTGATGAAAGGTAATTTTTCCAGATGTCATCATGCGTAGCAGGTTCCATTTGGAAAGGACCCAAAGCTGGTCCCTCTATCTGCTCGAGATAGCAAAGGCCACTTTCAACAAGCGCTGTACCCGTAACCAGATTTAAAGCGCTTTCACTAAATAACTCTAAATCTTGTTTTAAAACTGGGCGAACAATCAGCTCTTTAAATTGCTTGATGTTTAGTCCCATCTTCCGATCCATCCATCTTTATTTTTCATTGTATTCTCCATAAAAAAAGCTCTCAAAATGAGAGCAGAAATGAGTAGGTTGCTTTAAGTCGAATTTAAAATGTGGTCGAGAAATTTAATGAATTGCGGAAAGTATTGAAAAAAAAACGCCACCAACCGTTCCAGCAAGTGTTCCTGCACCCCAAATTGCTTTTTTAATCCCTTTAAATAGGCCAATAAGCTCATTCACTTGTTTTTCAAATCTGCGTTGATTTTCACAGACACGGTCAATGCGTTCATTAGTTGCTTGGGCAAGGCTTTCAAGCTTTAAAATGCGATCTTCTGTCATTTTACTACTTCCACCATCCAGAATTAAAATTATTTAATTCGCTTAATGGAAATGGAGGAGTGGGCAAAGTTACTTCGTTAACGACTGGTGCACTTTCTGATTTCGTTTCAGTACTTGTAGAAGCTAAGACAAAAGCCTCAGTTGTTTTTTGGACTGGAGGATTGATAATGTTCTGCAAATCTTTTGCATAAGAAACTGCTTCAGGAGAGGGTGATGCGCCAACTGGAAGTCCATTCACGGCACTTTCTTTGAGTTGCGTATAAATGACTTTTGCTTGTTCCTGCGCGTTTGGCTTCGGTGGTGCATAGCCATATTGCAAAGCACCATTCTTATCGAAATAAGGCGTTTTTGCCATAAATTCACGAAGCTCTTCCTGATTTGTTACAGGAATGCTTACGTATCCGTCAGGCACGGGAATATCTTTGCCAGTTGCATCAGCTATTTTAAGACGCCAAGGTGTGATTAGACTGTTACCAGCAGAATCTGGGTTAAGCCTTTTTCCGAAATAAGCATACTTTGTTAAGTCGGGTGCTTTAGTATTGTCAGGTTGTTCAATGACAACTTCTGGAGGAGGGGTTACATTGATAGAAGTTCCTCCTGCATATACTTTTTCTTTTTGTGCATCTGTACTGGTTTTTTCTGCACTCGTTTTATCAGTCATATTAAATTTCTCCTATTGCCATCCACAAAACGCTTTCAGGAAGGCCTCCTGTTTGAATCCAAAAACCTGTGGTTGAAATCCCCCAAATCTTATAATTGTCATTTTTAAGGTCTCCAGTATCAACAAAACCAATTGTGACATCTGGTGTGGACGAAAATGCCTGAGGGAATGTAATGAATTGCTTTGCAGATGAAGTGCTGATATCAGCATCGGTCAATGCTGTTGTGCCACTTTGAATGAACTTGTTTGTTTCTCCATTCGGAAGTTTTGCGTAGGAGGATAAATCATCAAAAGACGGAATAGTTTCGATTAAATTTCCAGAGCCACTGCCGCCTGCAGCGAGGAGGTTCGTTTTTCCGTTGACGGTATGAAAACCAAACCAGTCTAATCCTGAATTTCCGTTTTTGTCGGCAGCTGAATCAGGCGCATTTGTCGATACATAGTTTCCCTCTGCCTGATAATCGCCTTTGGGCTGATAATTGTCCAAATCCTCTAAATTAGCACAGGTTGCAACAACGCCTGCGATCCCATCGGTTGCTCGGACACGGGTGACGTTTTTGTCATCAATCCATCCGCCGATCCAGCTAATTCCGATATTATTATTTTCATCTGGCTTTGTAATATCTGCATTCGTGATTGGATAAGAGCCTTTGGGTTGATACCCATTTAAATCACTCAGGTTCGCAGCTTCGATGAGATCACCTGCATCGTCTTTTGCTAGAAGATGTGCTACAGATGAATTTTTATTCAGACCAATCCAACCAACACCAAAATTCCCACTTTCGTCTGGTTCGGTGAGGCTTTCATTAGTCTTAACGTAGTCACCTTTCGGCTGTAGATTGGTTAAGTCATCTGTGCGAGCGGATACATAAGTTAGCTCGTTACCACCGCTCCCGAGAGTGACTTGAAGTCTGTCTTTTCCGTCACTAGAACCATTCCAAGAGCAGAAATTGGCAATGCCTACCTGTTTATTCTCATTGCGTGCAGCGGAAGGATCAAAAGTCGGTGTGTAAAAGCCTTTTTCCTGATAATTATCCAAATCGTCTAAATTAGCACAGGTAGCGACAACCCCTTCAATCCCATCGGTTGCTCGGACACGAGTGACGTTTTTGTCATCAATCCATCCGCCGATCCAGCTAATTCCGATATTATTATTTTCATCGGGTTTTTTAATATCCGCATTTGTGATGGGATAAGCGCCTTTAGGCTGATAATTGTTTAAATCAGACAGGTTCGCTGCGGTGACAATATCGCCCTCTTCGTCGGTTGCGAGAATACGGGCTGTTGAATCATTTTTGCTGAGACCAATCCATGAAAGGCCGACATTTCCATTTTTGTCTGGCGGTGCATCAATTGCGTTGGTGTAAGCATAGTTTCCTGCTGGCTGAAGGCCTTTTTTAATGCTCACCCAGCTTGTCTGGTTTGGATCAGATGGATCATCAAGATTATCGTCTTTGATTGAGACAAAAATGTCGGGAATACCGCCTTTTGTATATGCAATTTTGGCGTTCTGCGGATAACCGCCGATGGCATCCGAAAAAGATTTGCTCCACCCAGGTACCAATCCCATCTCGATCAATTGAGCCGCTCTTGATAAATAGTTCAAAATACCATTAAAATCTTGCCCAAAAGGCGGAACACCACCAGCGGCAACGGGTGTCATATTAGTTGCTGTAAATCCTTTTTCGAGAGAGGCTGCACCAGCCTCTGTGGCTTCGGATGCTTTTTGTGGAATTTGGCGGAGTGTGTTGGGATCAGCATTAGCTGCCCAGACAGTAAAGAAGAGTTGCTTGCTATCTGACTGTTTCATAAAATTTCCATAATTTGGACATAAAAAAAGCGCCTAAAAAGGCGATTGAAAAAAGACATGGAGTAGGGAGGTTATTTATGTGGAGACGTATTTAAAATTTAGCTGAACACCTGATGGTCGAATGAAATTCCCAGCCTGTTCAATGAGTGTGAACTCAATTGATGTCGGTCGAAAATCGTAGCAAATTGTCATATTGCAATTGAGATGATCGTCAATGAACTTGTTGTAGAAAACGCCATTATTGAATGGCTCTGCACTATTTCCTGCTTCTTCAAATCCGAAGAAGGGGCCAGCCTCTGGTACATCTTCAATCCAGATGTTTTTGCCATTTCCACCAAATAAGATCATCAAAGCCCCATTGAGAGATTGAATGGATCCATCTGTGATGTTTGCAGCGGCCTTGCAAAAGATCAGCTTTCTAAAAGCATCATCTGTCAGGGCGTAGTTTTGCGTTAGAGGAACGCCTTCTCCCTTATAGAAGGGGCCCTGATTAAATCCTGTAATGTTAAGTAGGCCAGTGCCTTTTTCTGCCTCTGCAAAGCCAAGATATTCGTTTGCAACAGAGACTTTTATAACTCGGCCAACGCCAACAATACGTCCCCAAACATCTAATCCCCAGCCTGTGGCTGTTGAGGGGGCAAACACGTTCTGAAGAAAATTCTCAATGAGATTTGTTGGGTCAATTGCTTTATTAAAGCGCTCAAGAAGACCCGTTAAAATCGGACTTGTTGCATACTGAGCAAGGAAGGTTTCATTCAAATTTTTCATTGGAGCGAGACTTTAATAAGATTTTGGTAAGTCACACCAACTTGATTCAAATTGAAGTTGATTTCATTTTGAGAAGCACTGTTGTCTGTTCCAACGCCGAGGGAAAGCACACGACACCATGAGCAAGCTTCTTTGACAGCGTAAATAATGTCTGTTGCATACAGAATATCCCCGAGCTTCGGAGAAGTGTCTGGAGATTCAAAATAGGCAATAATTGCTTGAGCGATTATATTTTGAGCATTGTTTGGAACATTCGGACTGTTGGCCAGAACGATGTTAAAGAACACTGAAACAGACTGCGCATAGTCAAAATTGAATGTGTAAACTGGTGGATTGTCTCCATAAGCAGGGTTATTATCCGTCACCGTTACAGACTGATTTCCAGATGTTTGAACACCTGGTGGCTTTTTTGCCAGAATGGCTTTTCCAATATCTTGAGCATTTCCACCTTGCACAACTGCATAAACAGAGTTTGGCTTTAATGTAACGCCGTCAATCGTCAATTCAATTGCAGTTGGATTATCACGAACCTGTGCATCTGTTACGCCATTAAGCGCTAGTAATGCGCCGAGTAGCGAGGCATTCTGCCCCATGCTGTTTTTTGCAACAGAAGCAGATCTGCGGTTTTCAAAGTCGATACGCCCTTCAGCTTCTTGGCCAGTTGCGCCTGCGCTTGGATTATTGAGCGAAGCAATCCCTAAATTCCCCTGATAGAGCAAAAGACTGTTGGCAGGACACTCAATTGCGCCAGCACTCAAGCAGTAAAGCTCAACCGAAACAGGTGAGGCTGTACCAGCAGGAAAGTATGTATCACTGAGTAATGCGTAAAGGTTACCGCCTGAAATAGCATCTGTTGCGACAACCGTCCCAGCTTTTAAAAGTGGTAAGCCATTTCCAGTCAATGTGAGTTGCACTTCCACCGTGGTTGGTGTCGCTTGTTTTCTATTCATAAAATAGATACGGCCGAGTGCATCTTGCATGCGTCCGCTTGCCTCTGACGGATCCATTCCGTTAAAAACCTCAAGAACACTGCTCAGAAAGTCGCCAAGAATGGCTGTTTCAGAAATGGCGATTTGTCCCTGTGGCGTATTTAAAGCTGGATTAACATTACCGCCAAAGGCGGCATTGATGTCTGCCTGTACACCTGAGAGAATATCTTGTTCGCTCGGTGCAGAATATCCTGCGGCGGTTAAAGTCGGAGCAGGCACATTCGTTGTGATATTAGAATCCGACACGTTGTACTTCTCCATCTTCAAATTGAACGACAACATAGCCATTCAATTGTCTTTTGCTGTTTAATTGATTTGGAAAAATTTGAACGTCAGCAACGCCTGGAACTTTAAGTCCTGCCTCCCTTGCTAAAGAGCAAAAGATTGGGATTTCGTTTTGGTTTCCGAGAATACCTCGGTCATATGGCAAGCCTTGCTGGAGATCGTACCAAATTTCACCAATCCATGTTTGAATGGCAGAGGAAACATCTTGAAGCGTTGCCTGCTTATCAGAAATCACCTCAATATTTCCGCTGCTATCAAGCTTCAAATCCCAGTTTGTATTATCGAGAGCAAGTGAAGTTGTCATCCTATTGCTTCTCCCGTGTTTGCGCCCATATTTCCGTTACTGTGAACATGTTTTTGAAGGGAAATTGAGCCTGAGATGATGTCTCCATCAGCTTGTATTTCGCCAGAACAGGTGATTTTCCCTTGAACTGTTAAGTCCTTCTTGCACGTTAGATTGCCTTGAATTTCGACATCGCAGGTGATGACAGCATTTTTGCTTGTTAACGTGAATTTACTGTCTTTGACATCGAGCTGGATTTGGTTGTTGTCGCTTGCGTGAATCCGCCATCCTTTATCTGTTGCGAAGATATATTGCTCAGGTGCGGAGCAGAGCATCGAAGGGATATACACAGCATCATTAAAGTGGTTGATGCGGTAAGAGGCAGGGGCAGATACGTCTTTTGAAGAAAGGACGTTCTGAATATCTCGCCCAGCGATGGCAATGAAACCGATGTCATCCTTTTGTGGATCAATGACGAGCGCTGATTTTCCTGCCTGTTGGCGGAAATAGGGAACTCCATAAATTATACCGTGCTCAACAGTTTGCCCTGCGGCATCTTGCATCGAAACCATCGGCTGAACATCAACAGTGCCGACATCAGCAGGGCTGCCGTCACCGTTCTTTGTGATGTTTACAGCAACGACTTTGACAGGAAGCTGTGGCGCTTGGTAGGCGAGTTTAGCTCTGATCAGCTCGTTTATTTTTGTTTGTTGAGAGTTGTCTGATGTAAGTTCTCGAAAAGAACTAAGCCCTAGTGTATCCATTGACAGAGTGATCCGTTCTGTTTGCTTCGAAGTATGTGAACCATTCGCCATTTGGCAGTTCGCAGCTTAAATTGTGAGTGAGTTTGTAAGGAACCCACATTCCATCCCAGGGTGATTTTAGCGATCCAATATTTTGTCCAGCTTCATTTGTTGTTTTTGCAGATAGTTGGGCTGGGATATATCCAGAATTTAAGACAAAAGGTTCCCAAAAGTTCAGTGCTGGATTGAAAAGGCAAGAGCCTGTAACACGGAGCCCAGAGCAAGATGGGTATCCTCTAAGACCAGTTTCAGGACCTATAATAACTGGAGGAAAGTCTTCATTTTTAAAATTTCTTCCCCAGACATGAAGAATTTGAGCATATCTTTGTTTATCAATGCGAAATTGTCCTTGTCCACAATCGCGCACAACGCGTTGAATCATGTCTATTGCAGATCCGTGGCAGTAATAATTTCTAAAATTTCCTTCAATTCCGTGATCTACAAATCCAGTAAAACCTGCCTGAATTGCAATATCTGAGCAGATTTGAGATGCAGAAACGGGACCTTTGTATGAAAGAGGTTTAATACTCTTCGTGTTTATACCAAATGCACTACTTGCTTTAAAAATCAGTGCTGCATCTGGCGATTTTGTGTAGTCAGCCATGCTGTTTGTAATAGCACCCGAAAATATAGTCTGAATTCCTCCTTGTTGGTTAGGAACTTTAATATCTACATAATCGTCAGAAACATTTCTGATCGTGCTATTCTGCGCCGTGACAAGCCCATCTGCGTATGAAAGTCGGTTCATTTCAGAGGGACGCATGCCTTCAATTATACAAGATGCCAGTTGAGAGTAACCAGTCGCACCGTTTGTGATAGAGACCTGTGCTCTATGTCCTTTGATTTCAAATCCACCACCTTCTTTCAGCCGAAAGGTGAAGATAATATCTCTTTTTTGAAGAGAGCCAGTAGGGATCATTGGAATGACCTAAAAATAAGTTGGTAGCGATCGCCTAAGCCATTCAAAGTTGGATCTGTGTTTCCTTGTGTATCAAGAAAAACAAAATCACCATTGATAGAGAATGTTTTATCTCTAAGCATCCAAGTTTTATTCAAGCATAGAACACCTGCTGCAATAAGGGTGTTTTCGACCCAGATGTCGCAGTAAATTCCAGATGCTAGTTGCCTAATCCACAGCATTGTTTTTTTGCCGAGCAAAAGGCTTTGAACTTTTTGTGAGGGGACTTTTGAAATTGGAAGAACGTAATTTGTCGTCATGGCAATGCACTCAAGAGATTGTCAACGAGAGGATTGGGAAGTTCGGGCTGAACATTGGCTGTGCTCAAAATGCTTGCGCCGCTGGGCGTTGCCGTTCCCAGAAATTGCAAAGAAGCTGTTTCTCTGACCTCTCTAACTTGAACCGAAATTTCAAACATGTTTACAGAGGCAAGCTCTCTAACTTGAGAAGAGCCGATGACTTCAACAGGTCTCCATCCATATTCGGGCGTTCTTAATTGGAAATACTCTAAAGATGCCTTTGCATTTTCGACTGCCTGTACGAAAAGGGATCGCACATATTCGCCATTATCTCCTAAAATTGAACCAGAAGGGATTGCATTTATAAGAGGATTATTGGAGATGGCAGAGCCATCATAGACGAACGTTACTGTTCCATTCAGTGGATTTTTAACTTTGTTAAAGCTGAAAAATTCGCCATTTTCCTGTGGAGCTTCAGAGATTGAGTAGTCTTGATGAATGTCGGTTTTAGTAACATTCGCCATCGGAAATAAATCTTCGATGTTAGGAACGAAGGAGCTTCTATACGAAGTTACTATTCTTCCGAGACCAGTTTGAGAAAATTTATTGCTGAGAATACCTGCTGAGAATGTTTTAAAAATTCCCCATTTTACTTTTTCTGCATTGATAGAAGCATCTTCTAAAATCTGGCCAACATAGTCAGAGCCAATTGCGCCTGCATAATCAGCCATTATCTGAGCCCTCCTCCTGAAGCATCATCCCATTGATCTTGCAATTCTCTTGCTAGATTTCGTGCCATGACCTTTGGATCTCCTCCTGCCTCAATAGGTGTGACATTGATTGTGGCATGAAAAGACCTATTGTCAGTTGTTGTATTATTTGAGGTAGGTGAGTGAGTGCTAAACGTTCTGTTGTATTCATTAGAAATTCGCTCCAACTCCATTTGTGAGGAGGTTGAATGATTCAAATTTCTAGTTTGATCTAAAATAGAGTTATCAGTATTTCTAATATTCTTATTTTCATTGGAAATACTGTTGTTTGAAAGATTCCTTTTTTCATTATGAACGTTGGAATTTTCGATATTTTTTGTATCGTTATGGACACTTGAGTTGTCGATGTTGTTTGTCTCTGGATTACTCCTAAAATAAGTTGCAATGTCAGAAAAAAGTTCAGAAACCGCACCTGCTAAGTTTGCTCCAGCCTGACCTTCGAAGCCTCCAGCCCCTCCAAGTCCTTTTCCTTCAGCAGCTAAGTCCGCATCTGCTGCTGTTTCGGCAGCTCCTGTTTCTACTGCACCAGCGCCTGCTAATTTTCCAATTGCACTTGCTGTCTTTCCGTATCCTTTAATTGGAAGAGATAGGATTGCCCTAATTGTTCCCAATGCTTTCAGAAAAGCTGCACTTGTTAGAAGTGTACTTAAGACACCAAGAGCGACTGCTAAGTCCGTTAATCCTTGAGCAATCGCATCTGGGTGCGTTTTTTCTAGCTCAATGATTTTATCAAAGAATTTTTCAAGCTTAGGCTCTATTTTTTCAAAAGCCAAAAGACCAACTTGTTCTGTCTGAACTTTTAAATCGGTTGTTTTGTCCTTGAATGCTTGTCCTAAATCGACATCTTTTTGTGTTGGACCTAAGCCATCATATTTGTGTAAGCGTCTTAAAGCGTCCGATCGATTTGATAAATCTTTAAGAGAACGGGGTGCGCCAAGTTGGCCTAAAACACTTTCTCTCGTGTCAGTAGGTAGGTCTTTTAAAGATTCAACAAGCGTATCTAAAATATCTGTTCGGACATGTCCTTTTCCATCATAAAAATCGGCGGTGCTTAAATTTACTTGTGCACCTGCCTGTTTTACTAAATCTTGTCCTTCTTGTGTTGCTTCTAAGTCTTGTAGATGAGCGAGAAATTCGCCTGCATCATTATTTCCGCCACCAAGTGAGTTTAAAGCCCTGTTTAAAGATGTGATTTTCTCAGGTGCCATATCCAGCTGTCGGCTTAGATTTCCAACCTGTGCGCTTGAGTTTGCTATTTGATTTGAAAAGCCAAGAAGGGAAGCTCCTCCTGTGAATAAAGCAAAAAAGGCAATGGCTTGGTTTCTAGCTTCGCCCAACGTTTCTGCTGTCTTTTTGACACCTTCACTTGTTTTTTTGAAGGTGGATGTCTTATTTTTTCTACTGCTTCAATTGCACGTCCTGATTTTCTGGCGTCCTTTTCAAGAACATGAATTGCACCAGTTGCATCTTTAATGCCTTTTATGACACCGTTGGAATCAACAGCAATGGAAACAACGAATGCATCAAGTGCAGTGGCCATAATAAATCTGCTTAATAAATAGGGTGATGGAATAATGAAATGTTTTGGAAAGCTTTGTGCTTTGGTGCTTGTTTCAGCGTTCTTGTTTGACGCAAATGTAGCTTTTAGCCAAACATCTATTTCTGAGTATAAATATGTAGATCATGTGCGGGGTAGTTGGACGCAGACATTTGACAGTATAGGAACGCCTTCGCTTCGGTTTGTACTTCCTTTTAATAAAGGATATCTCTTGATTTCATTTGTTGATTCACGAGTGGATGGGATTTTTATAAATTTGGACGGTGGATTTTCTTATGATTATTTAAATCCAAAAGGTGAAGATGTTATTTTTCACTTTAGGAATGGTAGAAATATTTCTATAAAACTAAAAAATACTGCGTATTTAAAAGCGGTTTCATTTGAGGCAGGCTCCTGCATGCCAAGAGGAGAATGTTTAGCATCTTCTCAGCTCGCAACACTTTTTCATGAAAGTGAGCTTTCCTTTATCTCGCAGGGCGATAGGGCACTCATTTTAGAAGGTGATGGAATGCAGGAAGCTTTTCAAAAGTTTAGAGAGGCAATAGATCCCAAGACAAATCCAAAGTATTTTGAATTTTTACAATCAAAAAAATGGATGAATAAAAAGGGAAATTTTAAATTCGCCCCTCTTAAATAAATATTAAGTCCAATTGAACTTATTGATACATCCAGCTTCCCACATGTTCCATAAATCTTCGCTATCGTAGCTGGTTTGAAGGTCGTGTAGCGTTGCCATATTCCAGCCGATAACGTCTGAAATAGGAATAGACAGGTTTACTGGTCTTGCGAGTTTTCGTTTTTCCCCATTTGCAGAGCCACCGCGAGAGGGGAAATGAGGGAAGCGGCGGCAAGAATAAAATCCACATGAAGTTGAAAAGCTCTGACACGTAGCTCTTTAAGCGTCATTGGATCTGTAATATCACCTTCCAAAATTTTTGCTGGTTGGACATTTGGATTTTTTGGATCACGTTTGATTTGGCAACATTCAAGCAATTCAGCGAGTGCTTTGTTTGAAATGTCTTTATCCATGACACCAAATAAGGTCATTGCAAGTCCGCCCAGCGTTGCAATTCCCATGTCTTTTGCTTCAATGGGTAGCTTTGCACCTGCTTTTGATAGACCCCTTACAATGTCCATTGCCCATTCGTCAGCTTTAAAAGCTGACATTCTGGTGATAACGAAGACTTTTCCTTTATCTGTGCCTTCTTCTTGAATGTATTCAATAGATTTTCTCATTGGATTTTCCCTTAAATGCCAGCTGGAATCATGCGTTCAAACATAAGCTCGACTTTTCTGTTCTCGAGCAATTCAGCTCCTGGAGGCAGAGAATCAAACGATTTAATGAACCCATTTATGTATGTATATTTTCGTCCGAGTGACGGCATCGAAAAAACGAGGCCAAGCTGATAAGAGGTTCTTGCTTGAACAGACGCCCCTGTGATGGCATCAAAATATTCAAGAGATGGGCTGTTTGGTGAGAATGTAAGTGTGAGTGGGATTGCTTTTGGGATGTATCCACGGTTGAGCTTTCCATCAACAGACATTTTTCCATCTGCGATTTCCCAAGCCTCAGCCTCCCAAGCTTTGTCTGATGCCCAGTTTTCGAGCTTAAATGGTGCACTAAAAAGTGTTTCCACCGTTAAAAAGGCCGTTGCATTGGCTGAGGTAATAAGTTTATTTGCCATAATTATTGAACTCCAATGGAGGGAAGGTTAATGGTTTGGATAGAGCCACCGTCACAATAGGCGAAGATGCAAGGTGGAGAGCCTCTTTCTCTTCTAATATCTGATGGCGTGGTCGATGCGTTTGGCTGGAAACAATAGCCTTGCGTAAACAAGTCTTGGCTGATGTCACGGCCAAATTTGCTTTGAAGAATGGACGCTTCTTCTGAGCTAATTTTGATGCCTGTATTGATAGCCCCAAAATTTCTTGCTTCTTCAACGATATCGAGAATGGCTGCGGTCATTAAGCCATCACCGTCTGTGTTGTAGGGGATTTGTCCGATATCTGTGATGAGATTGATAAGAGCATTTTGAAGAGAGGCGTTAAGCCACATCTGGCAGATATAGCTGTCTGCCCAGTTGAACTCACCGCTGACAGAACCTGGACGAAGCAAATTAAAGCGTGCTGTTCTATTTGCGAATGCACCGTAGAGATTGTATCCGTTTTGAATTAAGGCTTCATAATCAGACAATGAGCCGTCTGTTGCAGTAGCCCCAGCAAATGACCGAGTGCTTAATGTTGCTCTTCCATTTGTGAGTTCAAAATCAAGAGAGGCCATCCAGCCGAGACAGGCAGCAGCGACAGCAGGATCTTGATAAACAGCGGTGACACCATCAATATTTTGGTTTTTTAGCCAAACGCCGAAGCAGTTTTCGCTGGGAGATGTGGCAATAGCTTCGGCATCTGTATCCCAAATTACAGCCCAGTAATTATCCTGTTGAGCGGCAACCCATTGCGCCACACTTTGCTTATCTTGAGAGGATAGTTCAAAAGATGTTGTGAAGCCTGCAAAATCTTGAAGCTCGTTCACTACGTTATCTAAATCGGAAATGTTAAAAGTTGAGTTGACAGCGTAAATGTAGAGCTTCGAAGGCGTTTGAGATGCGCCGACATAACCAGAGAAGTATGCAGCAGCCATTTTTGCTTCATTGCTGGTTGCATTGAAATACTTTGCAACACTTGCAGCATCTCCATACTCTTTGAGCGTGCCAGCTTGAAGCGTGTTGTTTGTTAGGATCAGACCGTTCATAAAGCCAACGCTGGGCGCAGCGCTTAAAGCTGAAGGCGTAATCTTAACAATTTGCGAAACAGGGATTGTCATTTCATTTTCCTTTTAGTGGGTGGGATTATTTTACTTGGAAAGTCAGCGTTGATGAGGGAGACTTGAGCGCTTAGTGCGCTTTCTTGTGATGATGAAAGTTGCGTGATGGCATTCAGCTTTAAATCCACAATCCAATGGTCTTCATATTGCTTTTCTGCTGTCTGAAAACCTTGTTGATGCGGATCATTTGCATGGGTAGGGGCACATTCTGGTCTGATTTCTCGAAAGAAATCACAAGAAGAAGGGGAACGCCAGAGCGTTTCAACTCGTTCTGCGGCGTTACCAGCGCCAGCACCCCAGACATCAATTTGGATTGTTAAAAGTACGCTCTTTTGAATAATGCGTTCCGTTGCGACATAGAAAACTGAATCAGTGTTTTTCCGTTCTCTTGCCACGATTGTCATCGTTGCGAATTGTGTCAGCGGATTAGCAAACTGATTTTGCTGTCCTTGAAACACACCGAAACCAGCTGGGAGTGCTGTTAGAAGCCATTCTCCAACAGCAGTCAGGATTTCTGCTTCACTTGGTTTAAAATCTGTTTGAACCGCTGAGCCAGTACTCAGTCTAATGTTTGCTGGCTTGGAATTTGGCGAGTTACGAGGACTTTGCACCAATCTTTTTCTCCCCATTGCTCAAGGACGTTTGTAATGAGCCAATCTGAACCTTCAAAAACGAGAAGGTCGCCACCAATTTGAAGAGGGCGGTTTAAGGCATGGGCTGCGCCACTCAGATAAACAGCTCGCATCTCTGCTTGCTGTTCCATGTTTTCTGTGAGCTGAAGCTCACCTGTGCTTGTCGCTTGAATGTCAGCAAGAACCGTTAAATCTTCGAATTGAGGTGAGACTAAAAAGTCAGAAGTTTGGGCTACGCCAAGGCTTTTTCTGAGAGTAATTTCTCGCATTGGATTCACATCGCCAAGAACAGAAGATGCAATTCCAAACAAATCAATCATTCGACTTTCCGTCTTTTACTTCATAATCAATGGAATTGAGCAAATGTCCGCTTGATCTGAGGGTTCGTGCAGCAGCAGGATCAACATATCGAATGGACATATCTTTGTTGCGTTTGATGACAACCTTTCGTCTTGTCTGTTCAATATACCTTGCGCCTTTTTCTGTTTTTTTAGTTTTTTCTTCTGTAATCCAAACAGCTTTGTTGGGAGGCGGCGGATTTGAAAGAATTTTCTCTCGAACGTCATTTGCCATTCTTTCTCCGAGAAGGCCTAAGCTTTGTGATACATTAAAATCATTTTGCTTTAAGTTTCGTTCAAGTAGTTTAGACCATTTTCTTTTATTCTCAGCGATTGCTGGTCGCATGAAGGGACGAGCAGGTACATCCTTGGTGCCATACTCATTCCAGAAAGCCACTTCGACAACAGAAGTTCCATCTGGATAAGTTGCGCCTTCAAGCACGCCCGCATTGACGTGCATGTCTTTGCCAGCTTTCTGGGCAAGTTTCTCAAGCTTTTTCTTGAGCTTTGAACCACCTGTGATTTTAATGGACATTATGGGAAAATCTTTGCTGGATGAGGTCGTCCAGGAATGAAGCGCATTTGGCGCAGGGGCAACGTTGCCTGCCAAAAGGTTGCGCCGTACTGTGTTTGTGCAAACCACCAACCGCTTCCTGGGATTCCAGTTGCATCAGTACTGACAGAAACAGATCCACGGCTTGCCGAAGAGACACGCCCAACCAATCCACTTCCACCGTTTGATCCACCACCAGATTGTCCAGCTGAAGCATTTAAGCTTAGCTGAGCAATATGTGCAGTCAGAAGCCAAAGAAGCCTCTCACGCTTTGCTAAATCACGGACAGGGGATTGGGGCGTATTGTTGAGATAATCACAAGCGCAGTCAAAATCGAACTGCGCCTGTTCATCGGTAAGGTTAGAAAAAGCAGGGAAGGCTGCTCTCCAAGCTGTGGGATCGAAAACAACAACGCCAGGAGGGCTGTTATTTGTCAAGCTTAGTGACTCCTTCAATTGGTTTTGAGGAATCAAGAGATTCAAGGCCTGTTTTTTCGGACTTAACCTCTTTAAACTTTGCCTCAGCCCGTTTTGAATTTTTTTCAGCGAAAACGAGACCTTTTGTCACAAGCTGGCTGTTTTGATTTTGAGCCAGCCAAGCTTCCCAAAATTCAGCATCGACAATATTTCTGCCTGCCATACCAATCAAAACATTATCTGCTTTATGAAAGCGCATGTCAGAAGATGCCCCTTTTAAAGTAACGACTTTGATCGGAGCAAGTTGTGGAGGAAAACCACCTTGTTTTAAGACAGCGGCTCTTTCTGACAAAGCTTGCATGTCGTAAAGGTCAAGTTTTACACCAGAGGGCATACGACAAATTACAGTTACATTTTCAGCCATTTTAAATTCCTGCCATTGTTACGCAGGCAACTGGATAGAACCAAATTGTTCCCCAATTCCCCTGTGATTTCTTCTGTCGAATGTTAGAGCTGTAACGTTCAACGGTGTGTGCCCTTAACTTTTCGGTAAAGGCTGTTGTGACGACTTCATGTCCATCAATTTCTTTAACGAAAAGCTGTGCTTGCGTGATTTTTGAAATACCGCCAGAAAGTGTGGCTCCAGCTTCTGGAAGTGTTGCAATTTCCATATTTGGGAAGTTTTCTTTTAAAACTTCACGGAGCTTTAAATTAAACTGGTTCGTGAAAGTCATTGCCACTTGAAGTTCTGTCGGAATAACAAGCTTCATTGGCGTATCCATGTCCACGTTACCACCAAGCTGTACTGTCAGTTGCTGGAACATTTTCTGAACATCTGCATAGACTTGCAGTGGATCAGAAGTTGACATCCATCCATTAGAGGCAGCAGGCTTTCCAGTTGAATCAATTTTAGGCGTGGGCTGAATGGCTGGCGGTAAATCAGGATCATTTAAAGCGCCATATAAACGCAATCCTTGAATACCAAAACCAGAGATCCGATTGCTGGCTTTGTTTAGAACAGAAATTGAAGCTGCGTTCTGTTTATTGACCCAGTCAATTTTTGCTAATCCCATTCTGGCAGCTTCTTTTTCGCCCCATTTTGTCCAAAGCTGATAATGATAGGACTGACGTTGTTCCCAGTTAGCTGTTGCGCTTGCATCACCACCTTGGGAGTAGTCACCGTAAGTTTCAACACGTCCAGAAAGCTCTGTAAATGGAAACTGTGCTGTATCTGTTAGCCAGTCACCTTTTTGAGAGACGCCGTAAGTCTCTTCCATTTTTGTTGGAGTGATGATGGCATCAATAACCCTTGGATCTGACCAAGTGGAAAAGATGAATGGAATACCGCTGTTTGGATTTAAAACAGAGGAATAGCCAGGGATAGCAGCGTCACTTGCCATTTTAATATCGAAAACGCCTTCAACGCCCCAGCCTTGCTTGAGCTGTTTAGGAGATAATTTTGCGGACATTATTTATTTTCCTTATTTGGATGGGGAGGATGTTGGAGAAGCAGCGCTTAGAGACAGCATTGATTCCAATGGCCCTGTCATAATCAGAACTTGTCCAGTAGGTGCGCCACGTGTCACAATCCATCCTGTATCCACAGCTCCAGAAACTGTTGAGCCTTTTGCTGCTGTTTGAATGGATCCGTCAGCTGTGTTTGCAAAAATAGCCTGCCCTCGTGTGGCATCTGTGGAGGAAAGCGCAAAGTAATCCCCACCATCTACCATAACGACCCCAAAGCCTTCTGGAATAGACATGGTTGCATCTTGCAGATACTGCGTTGTTAAACCCTGCTGTTCACGCAAAATAAAACCGTCTGGAATGACGGCTGAAGGAGCTTTGTTTGTTAGGGTTTGTCCACTATCATCTGTGGGGTCAGCCCAAGCAAAGGAGGCGATGGTTACGCCATTTGTTCCAGCTCTCCAACCACCTTGTGGAGCAACAACAGTCCTGCGCGGATTAGCGGAGGCAATTCCGCCAGGATAGCCTTCTGGCCAGTTGTAATTTACTTTTTTTTGAAAAGACATTTTTTAAATCCTTAAAGTTTTTTTGGCACTTTCACATTTTTAAAAGCGGAATCTGTTGCCATAGAGTTTTGGGGGCGAGAGGGAGCAATTTTTTCTTTTTCTGCTCTGACAAGTGCTTTTAGCCCAGCAATATTGATACCTGCTGATGAAATGCCACGTTGTTTCAAAGCGTAGGCATAAATAGCATCGGCAGTGTCCAATCCCATTGTTTCACCAACAAGAGGTCGTACATCATTTCTTGCATTCTCGGCTGCAGCTAGGCGTGAGCGTTCTGCGAGGATCGCTTTATCAATCGCCATTTGAACGGATTTTTGATCTGTTGCTCCCGAAGGGTCAGTGCCATCTTTTCGCTCTTTATCAAGTGTTTTATTGGCTTTCTCACCGCCAGCAATTTCATTTGCGTTGGCTTCTGCTTCACCTTCATCGGTTGCTCCCGATGGATCAGTTCCATTTTTTCGTTCTTTATCCAAAGTTTTATTAGCCTCCTCGCCAGCACGGATTTCATTTGCTTTTTTTTCTTCAAGATCTTCATCGCCATTTAATTCGGAGGGAGGAGGTGTTTCTTCTCCTTCTGGGGAATTGTTAAGCGCTGAAATCATTGCACTGAGAGCTGCTCTGATTTCGTCATCTGATTTATCTGGGCATGAATCACGCAATGCCGAGATAATGGCTGTCATTTCCATAATGTTTCCTTCAATTATTGGTTTTCTTAACGCTTCATCTTGAACAAGAACGTCTTTTCCTGCTCTTCCTTCGGGAACAAGAGCGACATGATTGCCTCTGATATTCCGCATTACACCGTCATATTTATCCCCTGTTGGGGTTTTTCCTGGGGTCATATCAGCGTCATAGTCATAACCGCAGGAAAGTTCTCTCTGACTGTTATCTTTAATTTTTTTAATGGCTTCCTCATCCCAGACAGACAGAGAATTTGTGAGGTATGGATCTGAAAAAGTGGCACTGCTTCCAACACTTCCAACAACAGAGTTTGTTGGAGGTGAAGAAGCATTTACGGGAAGATGCTCTTTTAGGAGCGGAATTCCGTTGAAAGTATCTGCACCTTTTTTCAGCTCATCAGGGTGTCGATAAAGATTATATATTTTCTCTTTATCAAGCCCCAATTCAGTATGTTTAGGAATTTCTCTGCCGTAATAAGGACAAACATTCGCTTTGGAAATTGGAGAGGTGGCAACACGCATGATGCCATGATCATCTTCAAAACGAACGGATCCGATACGGTCGTGTGCCATTGTTTTCATGTTAAGTTTTTCTTCAAAGGTTAATCATCTTCAAAGCCTGGGATAATCGGACGGCTTGTACATCCACAATAAACTTCTTCGCCTGGTTGGACGTAGTTTCCATTATCATCGCCGACAGGTGCGCCCTTTGCGATGTCGAAGATAAGCTTTTCATGTCCTGCCCGAAGATGCCGAGGCCTTGGCTTTTTAGGTGTTCCTGCATGAATCCAGACAGCTTGCGTAATACCAAGGGCTAAACGGCGCTCTCTATTTACAACGGCAGTAACTTTGTCGTTCTGATCTCTTGCGATAAAAGCGGCACGTCTTTTTGTAGCACCATATTTTTCTTCAAGTTCAGTTGAGAGCGTTGCCAAATCACGCCCAGCGAGTGCGGAGCGCATCACAGCGCCTTCCACATCTGTGAGATACTTTGAGGCAATGGATTTAATGAGGCTTACATTCTCAGCGATAGACAAGGCCATTGCTTGTTTAATTTCTTCTGTTGGCCTGAATTTGACCGTGAAGCCACTTTTTTTGAGAACCTGTTGGAACTGAAAAGAGGAATGCTTCTCACCACCAAGAACGAACTTTTTCGCAATTTCGAAGGCTTTCTTTTTCCAAGCTGATGTCCATTCTTTGGTTAAGTCGTCAACGATGGAGCGAAGATTGAAGAGGGGGGAAGCGTCTTGTGCAAGTAAAACTGGCTCTTCTAGTTGCTTGAAAAGAGGAGAATAAAAATCTATATTAGTGGAAACGGTCGCAGTTCCAGACACAATGTCCATCGCAACAGCATCCTCTGCTGATGGTCTGATAAGCTCCTGATCAGATGCGTTTTGTTGATTAGCAAAAGAAGAGTTGGCTTCTTTGACCGTTTTTTCTAATTTTAAAAGTTGCGAGATTCTTTCTGGGAAAGCTGTTGTTACACTGTAATGATCCTTAGCAGGATGAATGTGCAAGGCAGTTATGTCTGCTAGCTTCTCATTTGCTTTAGGCTTAATCGCTAAAATTCGTGAGCCATGTTTTTTATCTTTCAAATCTTCGTTGTAATTTTGAACGATATGAAATGCGTATGATAAGGCTGTTTTAAAGCCTCTTCGTTCATAATCTTTTTTATGTGCATCAATGTGTTCTAAGCCATATTTTACATTTCCTCTATAAGCAATTACAGGAACAGCAATGTGAGAGGCATCTGGATGAGAAACTTCTCCGATAACATGTGCTTCTTGTCCTGCTTCTTTCGCAATTCTGTCTAAAATAGGCTTATGTTTATGTTGCAGATCTTCGTATCTATGAATCTGTTTAACACCTTGCGCTTTCGCAAACCGTCCATGCTCATCTCTCGGATGCTCGCTTTCTTCAAACTCAGCATCAGTCGCTAAAATCTCAGGCTCTGCGTGCTTGTAAGCTTTGTGAATCTTCCGAACAATGTCTGCATTCATACTCTCTAAAAGTTGATGCAAGGCTTTGTAATAATTTGCTTGTACAGCTGCGCTTTTACGGGCGGCAGAAAGCAGCAAAGGTTTTCCAGAAGGAGATACAAGCTTAATCATTTGATTCTTCGTCATGTTTCATCAAAGAGTTGAGGTCGCTGTCTGCCATTTCAGGAGGCTCAGGAGGCGGCGCTGATAAATCAACATTGTGATAAGGACTATCGACATCATTCTTAAGGCGCTCTCTAGCTTCTTCTGCGCTTACAACACCCGAAGTGATATAAAGTGCGTCAATATCTGCTTGGGCTTTGTTACGATTGATTTTCTCGCCAGCATCTTCTTGCCATAGCGGATTAAATTCGAAATCAATTCGAGGATCAATTTCATTCCAGAGGTGCAGCTGAACAAGCTTTAAAATCTTTTCAAGAGCAGGTCTTAATGTCTTTTCTTGCTGGGCTGCGATCTTGTCATAAAAGACGCGAATTTCACCATCAGAAGAGGCATTTAATCCTGTGGGGGTTATTCCAAACAATTTTACAAGAGGAATACCAGCAATACCTGCCTGAGCTTCTTGAGCTTGAGCGTAGAGATGATCCAGTCCACTGAGTGGCGCAGAGACAATCGTAACATCTTCTGCTTCTTTATCGCAGACAATTGTGTCTTGACCTTCTGACAAATTCCTTAAAACAGTTGCACGGCCTTCAATACCTTGCATCGCAGCGCCAGTTTCCATTTCAGCTGCCATCGTTGTCTTCAAAACGAGTTTTGAAAAATTGGAAACGATATTGGCGTTTGAATTCCGAATGCGAAGGAAATTGTGAGAATAAGGCCGTAGGAATTGAGTGAGAGATGGTCCGCCAAAATTAAAGGCTGGCTTAAATAGATCGCTCACAACAAAAGGAACGTTTGTCAAAAGTCTGCTTTGGTGTGTTAGGTTTCCTTGAACCCACCAGTTTATAGGTTTGTAATAGTTTTCCTGATACGGACTGTCAGAATTGTATAAGTTAGGAACAGCCCAAACAGCTTCGATGTTTTCAAGGCGTTTTAGTTTTCCCTTTAAATTCGCTTCTGGTGTTAAAATTAGGGGAATGTTTTGACCATCAATAGTGATAGGAACACCTTCAATATCAATCCAAATATGACCTAAGCCATAAAGCAAACCGTCTAAGATATATTGCCGTATAGTCTGCTTAACATTGAGGCGTTTAAACTCAACTTCAATTTCCTTAATTTTTGATGAGATTTCATCGTCATCAATTGTTTTTTTGGATCCAACAGAAGTGATGTTTATCCATTCACGCACTTGCTCTTCAGCTAAAATTTCACAAGGTCCACGGAACTCAACACGCAGAGCCATTTCAGCAAGGTAGGGATACCCAAGAAAGCCAATGCCATCGGCAAGCCAACTTTCTACTCGACTTGCACCAGCTTCAATCCATGCCCAATCAGTGAGATTGTCATCTTGCGCCATGATAGCGCTGTCTGTTGCCATTCCAGAGCAGTACCCTTCAGGGACGACACGAGGCGGGGGTTCATAAGCTTTAAAATGATTTTTAAGAACGAGTGCTCCAGAAACTCTTTTACCAAGTTCGGTATTAAAGCCGTTCAACCAAGATTTTTTCTCAATCTTTTCAAGTACTTTTTCGACTTCAGGTGTTCTAACCCAAAACCATTTTTTAAAAATTGGGAGCGACATTAAAATCTTCTTCGAGCATATTTAGCGAAAGAGGGCATCGTGCGCTTATTGGTGATGATGCCATCGAGTGAATAGCGCAGGGCATCAATCCAGTGGTTATTCTTGTCTTCAATCTTAGGCAGAATATCGCCAGTCCGCTTATCAACTTTGTAGCTGTATGTACGAAACTCTCTGGCTATTTTCTCAGCCTTTTTCGAGACTTTGATACATTTAAAAGCTTTGAGACGCTCGATACCGTCTTCAACAGATCCTTGCCATTTCTTGGCGGCTGAAATGCTGAAACCTCTGCGTGCAAGATAGGAAATCGTTTCTGGCCGTGCACCATCAGCTTTTATCGGCCAATTTTTTGCTGTTTCAACTGTATTTAAAAGGTTGGGAAGGTCGTCAATTTCAATGCCTTCTTTGCCTTCAGCGACATCAATACATAGGCTATCTTCATTATCAATCCAGCATCGGACAAAGGCGCTTGGGTCATTCGCAAATCCAAAATCTAAGCCGTGATAGAAACGTGTATTTAAAGGTGGTTCAATGTCCTGTTCATAAAGAACACGGTTTTTAAAGATAACTGCTTCTGAGATGGTGAGATATTCACCATCCCAGATATGGGCATATTCAGACGGATCCATCCTTTTTAGATCGTCTTTTCGATCTTCATCTAGTTCTTTAGGGAACCAAGGATTGTCTCTGTAGTTTGCTTTAACACATGCAGTTCTGAGGTCTGCACCTGTTCGGAAAAATTTATCTACCGCAGCGTGTTCATTTTCTGGGTTCCAGCTTGCCCAGATTTGTGAGCCTGGTTTCCTGATGGTGGGGCGTAGTAAGCGCCAAGAGCGCAAGCCTATTTTTTGAGCTTCTTCGACCCACGCAACATCAAAATCTTCTAAGGATTTAATGGAATCAGCATTGTGTTCCTGAAGACCTTGGAAAATGATGACACCGCCGCCAGGCGTTTTGATTTTATCATTCTGGATATCAAAGAGATGTCCAACACCGAGGGCAAAAATTTGTTTTGCGATGGATGCCTGAGTGGAATCTTTCGTTGATTCTTTTGTCTCACGGATACAAACGGCCCTAAAGCCACTTTGCTGTACGGCTCGAATGACAATGAACAATGCAAAGAAGGTTGATTTTCCAGATCCTCGTCCGCCATAAGCTCCTAGGTAGCGTTTTTCTCTCTCAAGAAGAGGAAGAAACACCCTCGCAATTTTTGGTCGAAGTATCTCCATTAGGCGGGTCTATAACGATCATTTCAATTTTGCTGATATTTCCCTGAATTTCGCCAGAATGCTCAACGGATTGTTTGTTGCCCCAGCGTTTAGGGGAGGCCCGTTCAGCCACCCATTTTCTCGCATCAACTTTAATACGGACAGCGTTGGCATTTTCTTGCGTTGCCTTGTCGGCTTCTTCGATAATCTGGTCAGCTAAAACTTCAGCTTGTGCCTCGCGCGCACGCGCGTATGTTTGGGAAACCTCTGGATACTTATTCAACCAATCCCAAAAAGTGCTGATATCAGGGTATTTATTGTCTGAGTTGCAAATGTAGGTAAGTGTTAAACCGTCAGCAATCAGCGTGCATATTTGGTTAACCAATTCAGGACTATATTTTGTTGGGCGTGCCATTATTTTCTGTGATGCGATGAAAAACTGAAACGATTACAAATGGACGTTTTCTGTTCAAAACGATTACATCTCATCCAAAATGATTACAAAACGCTGTTTTTCGATATTTTTGATTACAAATTTAGAGAGGGAAGATGGCAACTGCCGCATGGTCGCCGACACGATACTGCACAGGTTTTTAAACCTGCTAGAAGCGCACTCTGACGTGCTGAGATATTCTCAATTTCCCAAAGAAAAAGCCCCACGGGCAATAAGAAAGTGGGGCTTTAACATTTAAGGATTAGTAAACAGAATTCATCTAAACACACGAATTCGTTACTATACTGTTTTTATGGTATAGACTGCCTTGCACTGTCAAGGTGATTTTTGTCTATCCAAGCAAAAAAGGTAACTTCTTTATAAAAGGAATGCTTTTTAGCGGTATCCTAGCACCAATAGCACCACTTCTTTTGTAGTGAAAATGGACAACAATTTTTTCTTTAATGCCTCTTTTCGTGGGAATCAGTCTTCTTTTTTCATCTCTTGTAGCAAAGCCATGGCTGATGATGAGGTTTGAAAATTCATTCTGATTCATACTCAGCATTTTACAGGCTTCCCGTATCTTTAGGAGTTGAGGCTTTTCCCCTTCTGGAGAGGGAAAAAGTGTCAAAGCTCCAGATGATATGGATTTCTTAGGAAAGTACGAAAGGATGTAAGGGGCGAAATCGTTTAAAGTGCCTCTCCAAAGAAGTCCTCTCAAAATGCTTTTCAGGTAATCATCTGAAAGATTTTCGATATTTTCTTTTACTTCCTTCACATTCGGAATTACAACGCCATCAATTTGCCACATCAGAAATTTCCGAAAATCTTCTTTCTCATAAAAGGATTCTGTTTGAGAGGTGGCACCTCCTTCTAATTCCATCCAGCGCTTGACGATGGCATGACGCATTTTGACATTGTAGCCAGAGACCAATGTTAAGGTCAGATCTTTCGGGAGGAGGTAAACTAATTTGTCCCTATTTCTAGCGTCTTTTTCAATTGCCTCAAATTTGAGGGCATTAAAATTAAGTCCAGAAAGCATATCTCTGCAATCTCTTAAAACGTTATAATGCTTCTTCCCTGTTATGCGTGCGATCTCGCGAGAGGACATGGTATGAGGAACAGTATTTTTTAATCTAGACATTGTATTTGAAAGCGCAGAAGGGGATATGATAATTTTATGAATCACCTTCAAGCGATTTATAACGTTGTATATAAACGTATCTCTTGATTGTGGTTTAACGGGATTGGCACCATTTGCGAAGCCTTCGCAGTCATTGATGAGCGCCAAGAGGTATCTGCTTGTCGGATTGGAGACTTGAATTTGCATTGTTTTGCTTTCTTATCACGGAAAGACAACCACGATATTATGGAAGTCGGGAGGGTGATAACAGCGCAAATGACTGCTCTTGCTTTTCCCTTTACAGGTCTTTTATAGGCAAGAACTCCCGACTGAATATAATTCAACCGAGCATAAAAAAGGCTCATAGTTAACGGGTGAGCTAGCCGACTTGCGAGGTTATCACGCCTCTTGCTTGTAGTCTTAACTAGAATCCGATTAAGGTCAAGGCTTCAGATGAAATGCTTCTATTGGCTTCTTATAGCCATAAAATTCGGCCAGTTGCTCAAGAATATATGCACATTCGATTGAGGCTTTGTCTCTCTGCCGTGTAGGGCACGAAAATGGGAAAAGCCTTCTACCGATAGCTGTAAAAGAAATCTGCTCGCCAAGCAGTAAAACCAGCCTCCTGTGAGAACATTCTCCAAGTGCTCGTTTTACATCTAAAAGTTTTGAGGAAGCTTTTGCTCGGGCGAGATTGAAAGTGACAACATTTCCATAGCCGTATTTTTCAATTTCTTCTTTGGCCTCATCTGAAAGGGGTTCTTTGAGAAAATCAGCATAACCTTCAGTCGCAAAGATGAAATCCACAAGCCAGCGCTTCGCAGCAGTTACAGCATCTCCAGAAATAACCCCACGCCTTTCAAGCTCAGAAACGGTATTGGAGCGCAGGAACTTTCCACCAATCTTCTCATAATCTTCTTTGAGTAAACGCTCTGGCGTTGGCTTATTGTCTGGCATTAGATGCGCTGTGACCTTCCGCTCGGCAGCTGTTTTCTTGCTTTGCTTAAACCGTTTCATTGTTTTCCTACTAATCGAACAGCACCGCTTTTCTTGATTGAGCCATCTGGATTAAGCGGACAGGGAATTTTTTTCATTCTTGAAGGCGTAACAGGAAACGCTTGAGTGAGAAGTGCTTCTAAGGCGTTTTTCTCATCAAACTTGGCTTCGTAATCATCAAAAATGAGGGAAGGTGAATCACACTGCCGATTGTAGATTTCTTCATGGACTTTCTGAAAGCCTGCAACACAATTTGATTTTTTCATGAGCTTGCAGGTGTATGTTCCTTCGCCAGCGAGAGTGAGCTTGATGCGCCAAGCTGATTTTTCTTTGGCGCATGGCTTTTTATTCTCATCGAGAAAGATTGAGGCTTCGGGAAAGTGATTTACTTTGGTGCTCATTTTTACATCCCTAACGCATGACGATAGACATCGAGAATATTCTCCTGCTCTTCAATTTCGGCAGGCGCTTGCTTGCGGAGCTGAAGGATTTTCTTGATGGCCCTTACATCAAAACCCTCAGATTTAGCCTCAGAGAAAATGTCCTTAACGTCTTCGCTGAGTTGCTTTTTTTCTTCTTCGAGGCGCTCAACACGCTCAATGATTGAACGAAGACGATCCACGGCGATACCGCCAACTTGTTTGGTTTCTTCTGTCATAAATTTGCTCCATTTTCTCTTAAAAATCTTTCAGCAGTTCCCTGCGCCACATTGACACCAAAGGATGCTTGAACAGGGGGCTTTTTCGTTGTTTGGACGGATGTTGTTTGCCACTCAACTTTCTTTCGGCACCAGTTACGCCACGTTGCAAGCCAATCAAGTTTGCAGGCATCTTTTCCAGCTTTAGACAGCCAGTGGTCTCGGAAAGCTCCAAAGGTCATTGGGACATTGAGGCCAAGGTCTTCAGCGAAGGTGATTCCCTCATCGGGAAGTTCCCAGTCTTCGGAAAGCCTTGTTGCTCTTTTGACTTTTGGAGGGGAGCAGATTTGAATTTCAGATTTTGATTTTGAGGAAGAAGAATTTTCTTTTTTAGAATTTTTTTCTTTAACTGACGGTTCTAATTGATGGTTATATGATGGTTTGGGTGCATCTCCTGCACCCCTTGACTGCATTTCCTGCACCCTTTGAGGTGCATTTAATGCAGGGGTGCATTTCGTGCAGGGTGCATCTGGTGCAGGGGTATAATCAAAATTTAAGAAAGTTGTGATGCTTTTGTGATGTCCTTTTTCTCTTCTAATAACACCCCTTTTTGAAAGTGATTTTAAGTTGTTAAAAACAGCCCTTTCACTTAGGGAGGTTTTCTTCATGAGAAGAGGGATAGACGGCCAGCATTCTCCATCAGGCGCAGAATGATCTGCGAGCGCAAGGAGCAATACTTTTTCTGAAGGTGTTGTGTCTTGCTGGTTAAAAGCCCAGTGCATAGCTTCTAAACTCATGCGACTAATGCCTCTCTAATGCGTTGTTGTGTTTTTTGTTGCTCTTCACGCCATTGCGCTTGGCTCAGTTCAGCCTTTGCTTTTCCTGCTTTGATAAAAGCTCGGGCTTCATTCAGTGTTTTTTGAGAAATCGGTTTTCTCGGCTCTTCATAGCGAAGCTGGGCAAGCTCAAGGGCTTGTTGCTGCTGTCTTCTTAAAAAGCTTAACTCTGCAAGGAATGGTTTTTGAATCTTTGAGAAGAATTCACCAAGCTCTCCAGTCGATGGAAATTTCTTCATTTCTGCACAGAATTTTCTGAGGCTTTCTTCTGACCAGCAGATGTTTGGAATATGTTGGAACGTTTTTGCATATAAGGGGATTTTAGCTGCAAGAATTGTTTCCGAAACGGGATAAGCGCAGCAAAGATTGATGCGTGTCAGCCAGTGTTTGCAGATATTTAAAAGCTCATCTTCATGGAGTGGCGTATTGTACTCCTTTAAATGTGCAATTTCTTGCTTTGTTTTTTCGGAAATAGTTGCTGGAAGGTTGCTCATTCCTCTGGCTCCTTTAAGAAGAGAAGCTCCGTTTTTCCAGCAGGCATCTTTACACGCTGAACCCAGAAATTTTGGCACTTAGCGTGCATTTCAGCTTGCTCATCATCTTCGTATGAAATGATGACGCCACCTTTAAGCTTGCGAGTGGTATTCAAAATATCAGGAAGCGAAACATTATAATGTCGGTAAAGTTTTTTACCTGCTGTGATATAGGGAGGATCAATGTAGAAAAGCGCATTGCTCTTTTGGTGTGTTTCTAAGAAATCAAACCAATCTAGGTTTGAAATATCCAGCTGATCTTTCTTTTCATTGATCAGCTGGCATCTCTTAAAAAGCTTCTCTTGATTCCATCTTGTGTGGCCCTTTCCCATTTTCCCAGAAAGAGCAGGATAAATAGAGCCAGTGAAAGATGTTCTGTTTAGAATTAGAGTTTTTAATGCTTCTTCCCATGGGCTACCAGAAGGTTCAAAGCTTGTTTCTTCTGGGTAACTGCACCAAAAATCTTCTGGCGTTTTAGTTCTTTGTAAACAGTTAAAAAAGCAATTGCTATCTGAGAGGCCATTTACTCGTATGATACCCCCAATAAGAACATTCCAAAAATTATAAATTTTTTCATCGAGATCATTTAAATGAGCTTTCTTTGCCCAGCCTTTAGCAATTGAATCTAAAGAAACGCTTGCTCCACCACAGAAAGGCTCAATAATTTTGTCTAAGCCCTGTGGATACCATTCTTGGGCAATGGCTTTGATTTTTGGAACAAGCCAAGATTTTCCGCCAGGGTATCGGAAAGGAGAAATATATTTCATTTCTTCTCCGCCTCCTTCGCGGTGGGGTAGGTGTATAAATCAGGTCTTAATTTTTCACGAGAAACTCCTGTCAAATTTTCGATTTCAAGTAATCTGGAAGCTGGGATTTTCCCTTTTTTCTTCCAACTTTGAACAGTTGATGGGCTAACACGCAAAGCTCGCGCAAGTTTGCGTGTTCCATTGAAAGTTTCATCAATTAAGTGTGCTGTGTAATTCATTCTTCTCTTGTGCAATAAAAATACACACTAGTAAAGCATTTTTTATGCACACTACATGTGCGAATTTTTAGTACATAATGAAAGAATGAAAATGACTACTGGTGATAAATTAAGAGCATTAAGAGAGCGTACTGGCCTGAGTCTTAGAGAGACAGCTAGACGGCTTGGTTTGGGTAATAGGTGGTCGACCTATAGAGCCAATGAAACCAATCAAAAAAGAGAGTTCTTGCCTGTTCCTCTGGTTCAACAATTAGAGAAAATTTTTGTAGGCCTTGGAAAGCCACCAGTAACTTTTGATGAGGTATGGGAGCTTGCTTTGCCAGATTCACAGATAGATGAGGCGATTGATAGATCAGCTCAAGAAGATCCTAAAAATGCTCCCCATTCAGGCCTGATAAAGATTCCTGAATATGATATTTCAGCTTCAGCAGGTGGTGGTATGATTCCTATTTCTGACGTTGAAAACGCATCAAAAATTTGGTTCGTTCCACCGTCTTTTTTGGCTGGTGTCAATGTTGAGGCGTCAAATAAGCTGGCAATTATGCTGGTTGCTGGTGACAGCATGGAGCCAGATTATAGTCCAGGAGAACGGATTTTAATTGATTTAAGCTATAATAGGCTGACCCATGATGGCGTTTATGTTTTTGGATCTGACCAAGGGAATTTCTTAAAGCAGTTGCAGATAATTCCGAAATCTAAAGGTGCAATGGTTCGGATAATTTCCAGAAATTCAACGTATCCGATGTACGAAATGGATTTTTCAGAAATTCGAATTATAGGCCGTGTGGCTGGGAAATGGGTTTGGAAATAGATAGTACAGAAGCGCGGCTAATGGCTGCGCTTTTTGTTTGTGGAATAATTAAATGAGGGAAGCATGTCTGAAATAAACGATGAGCAATCAGCGATTGATTTTTATCAAAAGCGAAGAGAAGAGTTTCTAAATTTTTTCAGACAAAAAGGTCTTGCTCTCAAATGTCCAGTTTGTGGAAAAAATCAAGAAGAAGGGTTTGTCCTTCTTGGTTATGGGAAGGAAGTTACTGTTCTTCCTGTGAACATCTTAGGTAAATATTACCCAACATATAGTTTTGCTTGCTCAAATTGTGGGAATGTTCAAATTTTCTCAGAGGCTGTTTTGCTGCGAGGTGATGATAAAGATGAATAAGGTGGTTAACATAGATGCTTTCCGCCCAAAAGGTTCACCTCTTGACGGTGGAGATGGTGGGGGTCATATTCCTACTATGGAAACTCGTGTCGCCCTCTTAGAGCAAACAGCTCAGGATACAAAAACCATTTTAAGAGAAATGAACGGAAAACTTGATAAGCTTTCCGACGGTTTGGCGCAGGTGAATAACAAGATCACTGATGGACTAAACCAAGCAAATAACAATCTTTCCGACGGTTTGGCGCAAGTGAATAACAAGATCACTGATGGACTAAACCAAGCAAATAACAATCTTTCCGACGGTTTGGCGCAAGTGAATAACAAGATCACTGATGGACTGGCTCAGGTAAACTCAAAGCTAGACGTTCAAAATGAGAAAATACCCCATTTGCCAACTTATGCTGCAATGTGGGGTTACCTTGTGGCTTTCGTGGGTCTTGTTGCTGCTTTGTTTGCTATATTTGAACATTTTTCCCTTTAAAAATTCTGTATTTTTATAAAATAAATTCATTTTTTCTCTTTCCTTTTCTTTTATTTTGTCCTATATAATAGGACATATCAGTTAATCAGGACTGGTAAGAAAGTTAAAAGGACTTTTAAAAATGAAGAATTCAACAAGAAATTTAATTATTGGCTGGTTTGGAATATTTGCTTCCATATCCTCTATTATTCAAGGCGTTTTAGCCATTGTTCAATTTTTTAAAAAATAAGGAGTTGGAGGGGGAAAACCCCTCCTTTTCCAAGGGAGTAAAGAAGAATGAAATGGTTTGAAGCACACGTTTATGATAGCACATGGCACGTTTTGCGCTTTTATGGGGCTATTGCCGTTTTAACGTTTGTTATTGCTTGGTATCTCGTTAAATGACACCTGAGAAGCTTGAAAAGATAGGGAAGGCACTCTTTGGAGAAGAACGCTGGAAAAGTCCCTTAGCGACTGCTTTGGGTGTTAATTCATCCTCTATAAGGGCAATTATGAGAGGTGATAGAGATATTCCTCAAGGCTGGACACCAGAAATAAAATCCTATCTTGAGGGTCATATCAAGCAATGCCAAGAAGCACTTGATGACCTATAAAAGAATGCTTTTAAAATGACCCCAGAAAGATTGAAAGAGTGTTTAAAAAGATTGGAATGGACTCAAACAAGCGCTGCAAGAGCTTTTAATTAGTCGGAAGGGGCTTTTCTGCAATATCTTAGAGGAGATTCTAAAGTTCCAAAAGATATTGCTGAGTGGCTAGAAAATACAATGGATTATTTAGACAAGAATCCTATTCCTCAAAAAGGCAAATAGCGTATAGAATCAGAAAAACAGAGTAGGCTGAAACCTAACGAATAATTATTGAAAGTTGGTTTAAATGCCTCTTATTGTTGCACTGGTATGTTTATGTACTTTGACCCTTTTAATTGTTCTGTTAGAGAAGAATTTTAAAAATAAAGGGTTGGAGTTATTACGCTTATTGTCTCTAGAAAAATTGTCTCTAGAAAAAAAAGAAAAAGCTGATCATAAGAAGACCTTTTTAGAAGGAAATAAAGCTGATTTGGTGCCATCGAAGGATTTAAAAGAATCTAAAGAGGGGCAACATTTAATTCCATTCAGTTTTGAAAATCATGAAACTTTTAAAATCTCAGGACAGGTTAAGATTTTAAATATTGAATATAATGAAACAACAGGCATTTTTTCTTTTTCGGCAAAGGGAGAGAAATTGTCTAAAGTTACGGGTATCGCATTGGGTAAAATGCTTCCACCACAACACACAAGAGAAATCTTAACTGAAGCACTTTGGACCGGAAAATATGTAAAAATCCAAATGACAGTTAAAAAAATAAATGGAAGAATTAAAGAAGCTTCTTTGGAACGCTTAGAAAAATATTAA